AAACAGGCGTACGCACTCTGATCGAGCGGACGCTTCCACCACAACCATCACAGGAAACATCCGATGGCACTGCTACTACGCAAACGCCTGATCGTGATCGAGACGGAGTCAAGCTACGGGACGGATCCAACTCCGGACGGAGCCGACGCGGTTCTCGTGAGGGATCTGAGCATCACTCCACAGAGCAGTGATGTTGTTAGTCGTGATCTGATCCGACCATTCCTCGGCGCTTCTCAGCAGCTTCTCGCTAACACTCGTGTTGAGTGTACTTTCAGCGTTGAACTTGCTGGCTCTGGAGCTGCAGGTACTGCTCCTCAATACGGCAAAGCCTTGAAAGCTTGCGGTCTGGCTGAGACCGTTGTCGCCAACACCTCAGTCACTTACGACCCTGTAAGCGCAAGCTTCTCGTCAGTCACGATCCATTACATGATTGACGGCGTCCGTCACAAGATGACTGGCTGCCGAGGGAATGTTGCTCTGACTGCGAATGTCGGCGAAATCCCCACTTTGGATTTCACTTTCACCGGCATTTATAACGCTCCTGACGACAGCGCACTTCTGACTCCGACTTACGCGAATCAGGATGATCCGCTGCTCTTCAAGAATGGCAACACCAGCAGCTTCCAGCTGCTGTCGTATGCCGGTGCTCTGCAGAGCTTCACCTTTGATTTGGGCAACACCACGACCTATCGAGAATTGGTTGGCGGTTCTAAAGAAGTGCTGATCACTGACCGTGCGGCCTCTGGTTCAGTTTCTATTGAAGCTGTTGCCCTTGGCACGAAGGATTACTTCGCCGCTGCTGTCGATGACGATGCCGCTCTGGGCAACCTTCAGTTCACGCACGGCAGCACTGCAGGCAACATTGTTCGATTCACCTCTAGCAAGGTGGACATCGGCGATGTTTCTTACGGCGATTCTGACGGCATTGCGATGCTTGAGATTCCGTACACTTGCGTCCCTGACGCTGCCGCCAACGCTGAGTTCGACCTGATTTACACCTAAGATCTGGAAGAGTTGCGTCGAGAGGGAGCCTTTGCGGGCTCCCTTTTTTTGTGTATGCTGAGCCAGCTTATTTGATTTATCTAATGGCTTTTGTTCGTAAGAAGGTAAAAACCTTCAAGTGGCCTGTTGAAGTGAAAGAGCCCAGCGACACTAAGCCAGGCAAGTTTGAGACCTCAAAATTCACTGCGATCTTCAAGCGAGTGAAGATGTCTGAGTTGGAGGGCGTAACTGAATCAGAAGGCGCATCTCTGCTTAAGAAGGTCCTTGTTGGATGGGAGGGCATCAATGACGAGGATGGTGATGAAATTAAGTTCTCTGAGGCTGAGCTTGATGAGTTCGCTGATGACGTGGATTGGCTGAAGGCAGTGTTGTCTGCCTACACCAACACCTATGGCGAGGCGCAAGCGGGAAACTAAAAGACGCTGCTGTCTATTGGGCTTCTGGCGGCAAGCGCGTTGAGGATAAAACCAAAGACGATGCTGCCGCTTTTGGCATCACCCTGCCTGAACCCAAAAAGAAAGAGTCAGACGACTTTGAGGTCTGGGACGAAAACTGGGACATCGTAATGATGTTCCTGCGTATGCAGACCCAATGGACAGTCAGCATGGCTGGATACGTTGGTTTGAAGTACGAGGTGCTGCTGGTTTCCGGCGGGCTTTTTGACCTATATGATGTGGAGAACCGTCGCGAAGTGCTAGAGGGTCTCCGGATTATGGAATCCACAGCACTGACCGAATTCAGCAAGAAGGCAGATGGCTAAGACTGTTGGCGACCTTCTAATCAAGCTGGGCGTTGACGGGATTGAGGGCGTAACGCAGCTCAAGTCTGCGTTGAGTGGGCTTTCTAAAGCTGCAGGTCCTGCAGACGCTGGACTGATAAAACTTGGAAAAGCTATCAAAGCTTTTAACAGGGATGGCAATGCAAGTCGCGATGTAATTGCTGGCAAGCTTTCAGCACTTAAGTCTTTACGCAATCAGGCTGGCCTTAATGGTGCAGCCTTCCGCGCTCTTACAAAAGATATTGTTGATTATCAGCAAAAGCTTGCTGCTGCCGACAGGCAAATAGACGAGACAACAAAAAAAGTCTCAACGCTCGCTCAGGTCTCTTCTCAGATTCCAGGAAGAAAGGCTGGGACTTTTGGAAGTCAAATTGCGGCATTCAATGAAGAGCTAAAAGAACTCAGCGTAACTAGCACAAAATATGCAACCGTTTTAAGAAGTATCCAAGAAAGAACTCGCTCTTTCCAGAGGGCTCAGGCCAGACAAGGGGTTATTGCCGCTGGTCAAAGCGCAGCGCAAGGACCAATTGATAAAAGAACAGCTTTTGAGGTCACAACCGAGCTGCCACGCACAACGGCAGCATTGTCGTTGCGACTAACAGAGCTGAGAGAAGATTTTGCCAATATTGCAGTTGGCTCAAAAGACTATGTGAATGCTCTTCGTGAAATTAATCGACTCGAATCACAGATTGGCGATCCGTTTGGAACTGCTGCAAGAAAGCAGCAGATTCGTGGGCGTCTAGGACAGCAAGAACCATTTGGAATGTTTGCGCCGAGAGATCCGGTGCAAAGCGCAATTGCTAGAAGGGAAAGAAAGCGTTCTCGTCGATATGGTGGCTTTGCTGGTGGCGGCATGGCCAATCAACCAGTAGAAGCCACTGGTCTTTTCAGAACAATTGCTTCTATCGGATCTGCCGAGGCGAAGGCGGCGACAGAAATGATGGGTCGCTCACTCTCGCAAGTCACGGCTGAGATTAATCGACAGGCTGCTGCATCTAATGGAAGCATTAATAGCCTGCAAGCGCAGAGAACTGCATTTGCGCAACTACGAGCCGGTCTCGATCCCACCAGTCAGGATTTCCGTGAGCTTGGCAAAGAAATCGAAAAAGTAGATCGTCGCCTTGAAAAGCTAAACAAGCGTCGTCGTCGTCCAACTATTGGTGGTATTGCTCAAGGCTTAGGAGGCATTGCTGCTGGTGGTGTCTTTGGCGGCCCTGAAGGAGCGATAGGTGCTGCTGTTGGTGGTGCTGTAGGTGGCGTGGCTGGTGTTGCCGCAGGTGCTGCACTTGGCGCTCAGGCCAAAATGATGCGAGAAGCACTGGGGGCTACTTCTGAATACGCAGCTCAGCTGCAAAAGCTTGAAATTGCTCTACAGGGGGTTGCTGGCGCTGAATACACCGACGCGCTGAAAGCAGCAAGGCAAGTCACAAAGGATTTCAATGTTCCGCTTGCTGTCTCGACTAAAGGCATTACGCGGCTTTCTGCTGCCGTGATTGGCGCTGGCGGCAATGTTGGAGATGCTGAAGTTGTCTTCAGAAACATCACCTCTGCCATCAAGGCGACTGGCGGTGGGGCTCAAGATGTTGAGTCGGCGATAACAGCTATGGTGCAAACATTCTCCAAGGGTAAGGTTAGCGCCGAGGAACTTTCTGGACAGCTGGGTGAAAGATTGCCTGGCGCAGTTACTAAGTTCGCCGAGGCAAACAATATGACTTTGCCTGAGCTGCAAAAGGCATTTAAGGCAGGCACTGTTGGCTTAGATCAGCTGATGAAATTCATCATCAGTCTTGGACCTGAGTATGAGGAGACTGCGAGAGCTATCGCTGACAGCAGTGCTGATGCAGGGGCAAGGGCTGCGGTTGCGTTTGATGAGGTTCGCCGTGAGGTGGGAGAAGCTTTGCAGCCAATTGGTGCTCAGCTGCAGCAAGCTTTCGGCAAGTTTGTTCTTGACATTCTCCCTGCTATTAAGGCAGGCGCAGTTGCTGCAGCGAATGGGTTGAATGCACTTTTAAGTGCATCATCTTTCTTAATCAAAAATTTCAAAGAGCTTTTGATTGTTGCTGGTGCAGCTGGCATTGCATTGGCTTTGCAGAATCTTATAGGGATTGCAACAGCACTTGGCACTGCTTTTGGCAAGGCAACTGTGGCGATGAAGGGCTTTACCGCTGCATCGCTACTTAACCCTTGGGTTGCGTTGGCCGCAGGTATTACTGCTGCAACAGTGGCCTTGGTTAAGCACAGCAAAAAGAACGCAGAGTTCAACAAGTCAGTGATAGCCGGAGAGACGACAAACGAGGAAGCCAACGACAGGCTGCGCGAGATGAATGACAAGGTTCAAGAGCTAGAAGATCGGCTTGGAAAAGAAACCAATAATCGTATGATTCAAGCTCTAACCAGGCAGCTCAAGGCGGCAAAGATTGCTGCAGGTGATTTAGAGCTGGCAATGAAACTGGCCAGTAGTTATGAGGTGGCAGGAATTAAATACGATCGCATGACTGGTCGCGCAATTAATGCACCTACTTCATACACGCCTACGAATTTCGACGATCCTGACGCCGACCCTGCATCGGGTGACGCTCCGATGTCGATGGTGGAGCTTACGCTCCGTCGTCAAATGCGAGATGCGCTCGAAAAAGAAAACAAAGTGAGACAGTCAATAGTGCAAATGAAGCTTGACCTTCTTGCTGCATCAGAGGAGGAAGAAGGCTCCTTGAAACGGGTGAACATGGAGGAGCAGGCTAGGCATGAGCATGCACTGCGCATGAATCAAATAAACGAAGAAGGTTTAGCTATTTTTGATAAACAATTAGATCAACGTCAGCAGCTAGAGAGAACCCTTAGGGACGCGCAGATTGCAGCAGCGGGGCTCACGGAAGAGGAGAAAAAGCGTATCAGCATCAACAGGCAGTTGGCTGAATTTGCAGAAAAGGCAGTAGAAGCAGGATTCAGCTCTGAAAAAATTGTAAAAATGCTCAGAGAGCTAAGAAAAGCTCTTGAAGACGCTAAGGATAGTGCCGGAGACTTCAGTGAAACTTTCAAAAGTGGCCTTGAGGAGATGATAAACGTTGGCCCTAAGTTGGCCAATGTTGCCTTAAAAGCGATCTCTGGTGTTGCAGATGGCCTTGTGGACATGATTGCAACTGGACAAGCAAACTTTAAGAAGTTTGCGGCAGAGATTTTAAAAGATATTGCCAAGATCATGATGCGTGCTGCATTGGCTAAAGCTGTTAAAAGTATTTTTAATCTCAGCGCAGACGGCAACGTAATTCAAAGCGGTCAAATCAAGCCTTACGCCAAGGGTGGGATTGTCGCTGCGCCGACGTTGTTCCCAATGAAGGGCAACAATATTGGGGTTATGGGCGAAGCCGGACCAGAAGCGATTCTCCCTTTGCGTCGTGGTCCTGATGGAAGGCTTGGCGTTGAGAACACTGGTGCATCACGGATGAATGCCGCGATGTCTCGCTACTCACGAAACGGTGTTGCACCAGGCCAAATGACTGATGCAGATGGAATCCCTGTTGCTGGTGGAATGGGTGGCGGCAGCGCAGCGCTTGATGTGCGATACAACGTCGAGCGCATCAACAATGTTGACTATGTGACTGCTGCTGAGTTTGAGCAGGGCATGACACAGGCTGCCAAGCGTGGCGCAGAGCTTGGTCGACGCAATGTCTACAGTGACCTTGTGAATAAGCGCAGCATTCGTAGCAGGGTTGCATTATGACGATTCAAGCGATCACTACGTTTATAAGGATCTTCGACACCAACAACGTTCAGCGATACCTGTTTCAGAACAGCAAGACTGATGCCAATATTTCTTATCAGCCTGATGAGGCGAGTTGCTTTGATGGGAGCACTGCTTCGCTCTCATACCCATATCTGCCTTTTATTTACAACGGTGCCACCAAGAGCAACGCTGGTGACAACCTAGAAAGCTTTTTGACGCTTGCAGTGAATGAGTTGAGCTTGTCTCGTGCTCATGAGTTCGTGGAGAACTCCTACAGCATTGAGGTGTTTACGGTCTTGATGGATGCTGAGACTTTTGCTGCTAACAGAACATTGACTGTTGAGTGCTGGATGGTTTCAGGAATGACTTATGACGTAGAAGGTGTGCAGCTGCGCTTGAGCACCGCTATTGATGCGATTGCATCAGTTACACCTAATAAGGTCTTAAGGACTGAAATGGTTGGAGCCTTGCCGGTGTCCTCTCGGATCAGCAACGCTTGAAGGAGCCCTATCGCTTAATCGGCTTGCCTTACCGGCTTGGAGCAGTGCCTGAGAAACACGGTGCGGCTGATTGCCTCAGTCTGGCTATGGCCGTGCAGGCTTGGCACGGCGTGGAGATGCCTGCACCTCAACGCTCTTGGTACAGGCGCTTACTGCGCAAGGACTTTTCAATTTTCCGAGAGCAGTTAGAGCTATGGGGCGAGGAAACAGATGCCGCTAAAGTGGGCACACTCGGGCTAATCCATTCTGTTGATAGCAGCTTTGGATTGGCTTCTTTCTATGAAGGCGGATGGCTGCAATTCAAGGACCATCGGGTGACATGGATCCCCTGCAGCGCTCTTACTCCCGTCGCGCTCTACTGCCGGTAGAGCAGCAAATCATCGATGCTTTGGGCATCACAGTTGAGGAATATTGGGATTTTTGCCGTCTAGCGGATCAAAAGGCTAAAGAGCGTGGCTCTGAGTATGACCGCATTCCCGACGTTGTAGCTGGCCCTGCTGCTGTTCCAGTTTTGAAGCAGATAGCAATCAGTTTGTTGTTTGCAGCCGCTGCCTATCTCCTTACACCAAAGCCAAAAGCACCCAAAGGTGGCGGCGATCCAATTCAAACCGCTGATGTCCGGGGACAGACAAAGTTTGCTGAGCTTTTTGGTTTTGACAGCTTTCAAGACCTAGCGACCTTAGGTACAATCATTCCTCTTGTTTTCACAAAAAGAATCGAAAGCAAGCTTGAAACAGAATATCGCGGCGGCCAAGAGGTTCCAAAGCAGTTTGGTGGTGTTCGAGTCAAAGCGCTAATGCTTTGGTCTCAATTATTGAGCAAAGGTTCTCACCAAGAATTAAAAATGCTCACAACGCTGGGCTTGTCTGATTTGGCGGCAACTCCTGATGCGGCTGGCCTTGCTGTAGGTGAGCAGCTTCTAAGGAATTATCAAGACACTCGCTACGAGACATATTTCAAAAATAGTCCAGTGATTGGGCAGCCGGATAATCAGTATCGTATTAATACGAGTGACACTCTTGATGGAAGCCTAGAGTCTATTGACCCGTCTAAAAGCGCAGACGTTTTTGAGGCAAAAGACAAGCAAAGCAATACATTTAAAAAAATGTTTTCCGGATCAAGGACACCCACTTCTCAAAGAAGCTTTGGCTGCCATTCGCCAATCTCAAATGGTGTGGAGTACTTCCTGCCTTACGAGATCGTCCAAGTTTTTGACGACAAGGAATCTTTAAGGCAAAAACGTTTAAAAATTAATGGGCCAAGCGGCAATGGTCATTCTCAACCGTATTTAGGACGTCAAGGCATGGAGGAGCTTAATGGCGCTCTCCCTAGTCCAAGACAAGCAAATATTGGAGTGAATCAAACGCTGACATTCAAGCTGTCAGCCACTCGTGAGGACCCAGAAGGGTTCCCTCCCCATGGCCTGCAAGACGTAAATACTGCCATCAATCAACGAGCATCTCAAACAGATGCGCTTATAAATATTGGCGATTTGTACATGTTTGGTAGTTCCATAATTCAATGCACTTCTAAAAACAATCAACCTCTTGGCAGAGATCCAGAAGCGAGAGAGTACAACTTTAAATGCATTGAGGCAGGGGCAGGTTTTTTTGTCAGGGCTGAAGACCAAGCCAATAGCCATTTTGGTCAACAACTGCAGCGCATTGACATTGGTTCTGTCACCAATAATCGCGAGTGTCACCAGACAGAGATTGGCCTTAAGAGTGTTGTATTCAAGCGTGTTGACAACTTCTCCAACGTCAACTC